CCCGATAAGTTGATAACTTCACAACCACATTGTGTTGCTTCTGCTATCGGTCTGCCCCAACCTTCTTCTTTGCTTTTTTTAAGAAGCGTTTTGCTCCTGTTATAGAGTTTCGGTATGTCTTTAATAGAGGGGTTATTGATACATTCGACCCCTTGAATGGGTATCGTAGAACGTCCAAACCAGACGATTTTGCCTTTCGTCCTCTTCTTGGCTTCTTTGATGGTCTCTTTGATGTTTTTGTTAGTTTCATTGTTGCCTTCTATTAATATATCTATGTCTCGTTTTATATTTAAATTCTTAAATCTCTTGTGTGTTCCGTTCCCTATTATAGTGTCGGAGTTTACCTGTTCTGCTATCCACTTAGAGACTGCTATCTTAGGCTCTTCGTGGTTTAGCCATCGTCCGTCGTGAGTTCTTACGTAAGCGTAATCGCCTATTAATCTTGGTGTGAATGTGATTTTGATGCCTTTAGGCTCTTTGATAGGAATGATGTTGAAGTAATCTTCTAGCTCTTTGTTTCGGGAAATTGGAAACTTCGACTACCTCACTCTTTTTCCTTACTTCCTTGCCAACCTTTTCAATCTCTTTAATAACTTCACTATGTTTCACTTCTTTTTCTTGTCGTTCTTTAGCTTCCTTAATCTTTAGTCTTAATTTTTTTAAGTCCTTCTTCATCTAAAACTTTATTAATTTTATTTAGTTCTTCTTTTAAGTTTTTAGCTTCATCTCTATATTCTTTTTTCTCATTAAAAAGAGTATGCATATCTTTGCTTAGTTTGTTTTTTATTCTTTTTGTTTCCTCGATTTTGTTATCCAAAGTTATTTCTTTTTCCTTTTGCTCATCTCTTTTTACGTTTCTTTTCTTGCTATCCTTTTTATAACTAAACGGGTTTCTAGGAATTTCACGAGTAGAATAAACTGGGATCAAATCACACCGGCATTGTGGATGCAAAGGATAATTCGCTATCGATCCAAAATCAAAACTTAATTTACCTAATTCTGCCCCGACCATGTCATCACTACTATTCCAAAAGTTTCTATTGATAGGGATAGTTTTGCCATCCATCAAAGAACAGAACTGGCAAACTCTCTCGTCTTTAGCTGTTATCCAAGTTTTTCCAACTGCTCCCGTTTTTTTATAAACCTCATTAGTTGCAAATCCGGCTGATCTTGATATTTCAGTTCTAGCTATGGTTTCTGATCTAGTCTTTTGTGCATTTCCAAAATAGAACCTTAGTGATTTTCTTAAGTCTCTAGTTGTCCCATCTGCTTCATTCCATTTTTTCAAAATGCTTTCCACATTTAATCTAGTCGTTTCTGATGTACTCTTGCCTAGTTTTAATGTGCTAGTTTTAATAAATTCTTTTACGAAACTATCCGTTGAATTAAATCTGTCATCAACACCTATTAAGGCGAATGTCAAACTGCTCTGCCTTAGCAAAGCTTTCATCATATATGGCTCCGCTAGTCTTTCCATCTCCTTTGCTTCAATCTCGATTTCTAATTTTGTTAAATCCAAAATATCTTCTTGCTGCTTAATACTTTTGAGACTTTTATTGTTTAATTTCTTGACATATCTGTTCTCTAGCTTTCCAAAATACTTTATTAACTTATCTTTAAATTCTAATTCAACCGCTTCCGAAAAAACAACCTTCTCCTTATGGTATCTATCCAGCTCATCTTTTGTAAAAACTTCTTTATAAACCATATCCTCCTTAACTAAGTCGGCTATCAAGTCTGCAATTACATCTCTTTTCTCTCCCTTAACTATTTTCTTTGGTTCTTCTTTTTTAGGCTCATCTTTTGGAGTCTCTCTTTGTGCATCCTTTTTTAATCCCAACTCGTCCCTGACTTCTTCAATCGACATAACACCACTTGTTACATAAATACTATGTATTTCTGCCTCGATCTTCCTATCTTCAATTACTGGATTTTCAAAAATCAATTCTTTATTTTCCGTTCCGCTAAACATTGGTAATAGAAATTGATTTAATTCTGATTGTATCATAATCAACTTCGGTTTAACTGCTCTCCTAGAAAAAACAATATTGTCATTTGATCCATTAGCTCTGCTACTATCGACTGTTATCCCAACTATTGACTTAGGCACTTTAAAGGCTGCGAAAATCTTATCTCTTATTGCTGAATTAACTTGATCAGAAAAAGCATCAGAAAAACCAGCCGAAATTGGTTTAAACTTTAACCCTTTCTCAAGAATTGCCATTTTGTTTGAATTTCTTACGCCTTGATATAATCTTTTAAATTGCTCCTTCAGCCTAGTTAAAATATCTTGGTCTAGTTTCTGATCAGTTTCCAATACTCCTCTTGGCGTTGCATCATTATAGAAAAACAATCTTAAATATTCATCTATGAAATAATCAATATCTAATGTTTGAACAATATAACTTAACACTCCTTTCCCTCTAACAGGAGTTAGTATATTTGGTAGTTTAATAAAAATTATTTTTTCTTCTTCAATCTCTCTGTCCGTTCCGCTATCCATTCTATATTTATATTTTTTTACTTCTCCGTCCGTAAAGAAAACCTTTAATCTTGATGGGTTTAAAACAACCATCTCCTTTGGCTCTTTAGGAAAGTCAACAAGGATAGGAACTTCTCCCCCTGCTAAAAGCATAACGGAAACTGTCCACAAAAATTCTTCTTTCGTTTGAAGTTTATTTGGGTTATTAATTAACTCCAATACTGGGTGAGTTCCAACTTCTTTCTTTGTTTTTTTGTCCAACAGCTTAACTGGATTGGTACAAATTTCATCTGCTATCGCTGACATAGCAATAAAAGCCCAACTTCTAACTCCTTCGGTTAAATATTTATCTTGATTGTGTGATGGTGCAACCTCGTTAAAAACTGGATCAACAAAAACTGTTGCTTCTCCTTTAGTATTTATTTTCTTTGGTTCTTGTTTTGTTTCTTCTTTTTCTTCTTGTTTAAAGTACCCCTTTAAGTTTTCTATTAGTTTCATATAAATAAGTCCCCCATTATTTAAAATATTATCTTATTATACCATATTTCTAATTTAAAATCAAGTTTTACGTCTTCCCTTCTCTCCCCTCCCCTGCATATAGAGATGAGAAGATGGGGTATTTAGCTTTATATAACCCTTTTTATATTTCCAACACATCCGGCATTTCCTCGCCCTTTCCAAAACTTAATGCCAATGCATCTGCAATGTTAGGAGATTTTATTCCTTCCTTCCTCATCTCCTCCTTGCTTTTAATTATTATTTTGCCACTACTATTTACTTTATATTTAATTACTAATAACTCACTCCAATCATCATCAGGGTTTAATTTGCCTCCCTCTTTTATCCAAACTCTTGCATCCCAAAAATTCTCCGCCTTTAAGTTTGCAAAAGTCTTTTCTTTAATCGCTTTACTCGCCCACTTAACACAATTAATCTCCTTGCCTAATTCTTTTATTCTTGATCCTACCCCTGCCCCTATTCCCGTTGCATCCAAAAAGACTAAAAGCGGTTTTAAAGCGTGGTCTTCTAATAATTTGATAACAACCCCAGCTGTAGCCATTAAATCCTTCGTGAGGCTAACGTGGACGATTTCAGCGTATGCTCTACTCCGTTCTACGCCGACATTCTCATCCCCACCCTCACCAACATCAAATCCTAAGCTCTTATCTCCCTTATGGTCAACTTTCTCTAATGCCTTATTAAGTTCTTCTTCTGATATTAATCTCCTATAACCATCTAAATCAATTTCATCCTCGTCCGGAAATTTACACTCATACAAGTTATCAAAAAATGCCTCTCCTCTCATCTCCTCGATAAACTCCTCTGTATATCTGCCCTCTCTTAATCCTTGTTTATAATCTATAAATAACGTTTCATACTTTGGGCTGTCCCAAGTTTTTTTAAAATGGTTTCGGTAAAGGGGGTTTCCTATTTTAACCAAATATCCGCCAGCGTGTCCTCCTAACATTCTTAAAACTGTTGATTGTAAATCGTCTTGAATTAAAGCTGACTCATCTTCAACAATGTTTTCTGCTCCAAACCCCATTAATGCTTCTTTTACTTTTTGCCTATTTCTTGCGTCTGCTGTGAATGTTCTTATCCCTCCTCCACATTTCCAAGTTAAATTCTTTTTACTCCTCTCTCTTTTTAGTCTATTTAATAATTCTGTGCTATCAATATCCAATTCGCTTGTTAATCTGCTATCATCAAAAGTATGTTGTATAACCTTCTCCATGATAATATCACTCTTTGGCTGACTCCCAGTTACTATAGCCCACTTTTCTTCAAAGGTCTGACTTCTCAAAATCAATGCCATTGCCACCACTTCTGATTTGCCATATTGAGTACAAGCTATTACTTGAGTTCTTCTATATTCCTTTAAAAATATACTATTGAAAATATCACATTGACCATCAGTTAAAATAAACGGATCACCTTTATCATTATTAAAATAATCGCTTACAATTTCCCTTGCTAATTCTCTGTTGGTCATTCATTTTCTTTATTCTTCATTATCTCGACTAATTCCTTAAGCCTGTCCCTGTCCTTATTGTTTAGCCTATGTTTTAAATCCACTCCGATTTTATCCCCAAATTCTTTTTTCATTTTCTTTGTTAAAAACCATTTAGCTGTTTCGACGTTTGTTAGATCCGCTACTACTGACATTCTTGCCTTTAGTATAGGCTTTTTAATTAACTCTTTTTTTCTGTCCGAAAATTCCGGATTGTCCCTTAGAAAGTCATAAAAGGTCGATCTTCCAATGTTAGCATACATGCAAGCCTCGCAAACCGTGGCACCAACCGAAAACGCTTGCTCTAACATTCGCACAACATCCGGAGTTATTTTTTTCTTTCTTCCAACATTAATATATCTGTATGGCTTCCAGCTATTTAATATTTCCAGTTGAGCCTCATATAATACTAATGCCTTAGTTGGTTTCCTTTTCTTTTTTTTATTCTTCATAGCTATATCCCTCTTATCGGACTAATAACAACGGGGTTTATTGAGATGTTTCCCCCTTGCGTTCTCCTTTTAATCTTTATGATAGCACTCCCCCACTTTTTCCTTAATTGCATTGCTTGATCTTCTTCTTTCTTCATTGTTCTGTAATTCGAGCATCCACCTTTGAGATTGATATGTCCGCATTGCTATATGGTTTTATTTCTTTTTTATCTCCCATATAATTTAATTATTTTTTTAAACTCCTCCACACTTAATTTGACATCATACTTTTCTTTAACCTCTTTTAATCTTTTTTCACTTTCCTTAATCCTTTCTTCTTCATTCATAAACTTTTCAAATTCTTCCGGGTTAGTTACTACTGGCAAACCTAAAGCCCAAGAATAAACTATCTTATTATTACTTTTGTATTCGAATCTTCCAGTTTTATATTCGGGCATTAAAACAAAATCTGCTTCTTGAATCTCGTCATTGACTGTGGTTTCTTCCCACTTGACATTTTCTATATTACATTCTCTAATGTTTAGATTTCCGTTGCTGATTACTTTTAACGTCATGTTCTCTTGCTTTATTTTATGATAGGCCTGCTCTAGCATTTCTATATTGTGAAAATACCCAAACCATACGCACTTCTTAGCTTTGCCTTTGTGAACCTTTGGCTTAGGGATTGTCGTTAAATCAATTCTATCAGGTATAAAATAGACTGGCTTATCTGTGAACGCCTCAATACTTTCTTTCAATCTTTCCGATGAGCAAGTGATAACGTCAACATCCTTTAGGAAGTTCACGACCTCCATTCCGTCTAGCCAATCAGGATCACATAAGTCTAATATCTTTAATCCTTTAAATCCTCTTGCGTGTTCTTTCCAGAAAACTTTCTGATAAATAAGAACATTATAGTCCATCCCCTGTTGAAACTGCTCTGCTTCATCCCAGTTATCAATAATCCAACGACCTCTGATTCTTGATGAACCGGCACTTTTCATTTGATGATATTGTTCGAACAATAATATCCCTACTTTCATATACTTAAATTAAAGAAAAAAATGTAATTAATCCCGGAAGGCAAAATATAAATCCCAATAAGATTAGTAATATTAACGCCCACATAGGAACTCCAAAAATTTTCATATAATTATTTTAATAATTGATTATTAATAAAATCAATCCAATCTTGCCGGTATCTTTCTCTACTGAAAGTCTTTATCGCTGTTTCCCTTCCTCTCATTCCGATTTCCTTTGCTTGTTTATAACCGTCCTTTAATAAAATATTTATATTCTCTGCAACTCCTCTTGGATCATTATGCGGTACTAAGAAACCATTAACTCCGTCCTCAATAAATTCGTCTGCGTCATGGTGCGGAGTTGTTAAAACGCAACAACCGCTTAACATAGCTTCCGTTCTTGTTCTAGGCATAGGAGAAGCGAATGTTGGATTAAAATATAATAATGTTTTTCCCAAAAATTCCTTATAATCCTTATGGTCTTTAGCATTAAAACATCCATCCGTATTTATCCATTGCAAGCTAATGCCAAATCTATCTCTTAACTCATCCATAACTGCGACTAGATAACTTCGGTTATAATATTTATCCCCTATTCCTGCCCTGCTTATAAAGGTTGCAACTCTAGGCTCTTTCTCATCGAAGCACATCCATTCTTTTTCTTCCATCCCATGCCATATAGGATAACCTCGCTTCCAATCTTTAGCGGCTTGCTTTGAGTTAGTTATCATTAAATCATCTCCTACGATATTTAAAATCTCCTTTCTTAAAATCTCACTTTTATATCCTGTGGCTCTTGTTCCATCTTGATAATTTTCCGGATATACTGGCGTTGCATGATTTATAAAAACAATAGGCAATTTTGGCTCAACCGCTTTAATCGTTTTTTTCATGTGATTAATTAACATCCCCTTATTTAGCCCTTCTGTTGAGCATTGCTGATCAACATGCAATATAGCAAAATCATATTTACCTTTTTCAAAATTCATAACCCAATGGACATTTTTTGGTATTGGTCTTAGCTTCTCTTCCCAGCGTCTAGTATAATTTACTAGCATATAAAAATCAGCGTCTCTTTCTAGTGCCTTGCATAAATCGTAGTTGTGGGCGAGATGCCACGGAGTACCCCATATTTTATATTTCTTTTTCTTCATTATATTAATTTAACTTTATATCACTTTTGACTTCATTCCCCCAAACATCCCATCCTTTAGTTTTTTCTCTTGCAAAAAGTTCAACTCTTTTAATATCTCCACAAAATTCTACTATTCTCTTCCTAGCTTCGTTCGGCTTCACACTATGCTTTCCTCTCGGTTCTATAATTATACTAGATATTGAATTGCTTTTTTTTGGTGCTTTTCCTTTAACTCCAATTAAGCATACCTCCGCATTAGATTTTGTGTACCAACCAACTCCAAAAAAAGGTTTTCCGTTTTTAGGATTGGTCTTTACCCAATTAAATCCGATAGTTTTATATTCAAATCCCCAAGCCTTTATAACATCTAGTGCTTCTTGTATTTTTGGGAAGGTTGCCCATAGAAATAAAATAGAATTATCCTCTGCTATTTCTTCTACTTTTAAATTACAAATATCTTCATTTGACATTGTTGAATAATGTTCATTTGCGGTTGCTTGGATATTCCCCATATTTCTATAAGCCCAAGGAGGATCTGCATATATTATTTTGTATTTTTTCATTTTACTGGTATTAAATCTACTTCCAATTGATAGGGTTCGCATTCTTTTGTTTCTGATATCAGCATTCTTTTAATATCCCATCTTTTATAGCCATAAATTCTATAAACGCTTTCCTTTCTCAAGAAGTCAAACCAACATTCCGTTATTTGATTAACGTGAACTGGCTTAAAACTTCCCACCCAAGTTCCATAAGGAACTATAAAGGTTATCTTGGCATCCTTTTTTAAAACCCTATGCAACTCATTTAAAAACAATTTAGTATTGCTGATATGTTCTAGGCAATGATTGCAAAATCCCTCATCTAAGCTTTCATCTTCAAAGGGTAGTCTATCGCTATTAAAATCAACATTCGGATATTCAATATCTTTGTTGATTATTATATCGCAAACTTCAAAGCCATCTTCTTTCTTTTTTAGCGTTTCACCGCCACCAAAATCTATTTTCATTTGTTTAGCTCTAATAATATTATCATATAATTATTTACATAAGTTTTTTGGTAAACTATTCTCCCGCCAAAATCTTCCCTGTAGTTATGTGACCATCTTCCTCCTGCTCCGGATTTAATTACCCCCTCACCACTTTTATATCCTTCATAAATTAAAACATATTTAGCATATAACTTTATTCTTTCAACCGCGTTTTTATAAGCGTCTGGGTGTAGATGTTGTAAATGCTCATAACTTAAAATCACATCAACCCCTTCAAATAAAAGCAATTTTTCTGTGTCTTGGTCGTATGCTTCCAATAACATTCCACGACATATTTCTAAAAACCGTTTGTTAATATCAGTCCCCTTTAATTTAACATCTTTAAATTTCCTTTTGATCATTAGCAAGTTCTTTCCGACTCCACACCCCACTTCTAGCAAACTTTTAAATTCAATCTTTTTTAAAACTCTCAATACCTTTTCAAATTCTTTTTCGTATTTGCTATAGTTGTTCGCCCATTCCGTAACCCAAAACTTAGTATAGTCATCTTCTTTCCACTTCTCTTTAAATGTTTCTTTATTCCAACTCATTATTTTTTCCAACCATTAAAACCAAACTGACCGGGCTTAATGGTATCGATTAATTGTTTAATTACCTCCGGATATTTGCCTTCATAGTCTTGAGCCTTTTCAATCTCCGGCTTGTGATATTCCATGTAATGTTTTACTTCATCGCCTTTTTTAAAGGGCATCCCAGTTTTATAATACCGGTAATACGCTTTCCAATATCTAAACCAAAAATATTCAATATGCTCTTTAGTTTTAAATGTTCCATCAAAATTGAACATCGAGACTCCTATCCTTAAATGTTTTGAATTATCATAAACACCTTCATAAATTCCGTCCTTCTCTCCTCTAACTTCTATTGGATGGCTTAGGCTTAAAAATTCATTCGTTGCCTTGCCTAGTTTAATCTTATCTCCAAATTCCTTTCTATTAATTGCACAAGCCCTAAATCCTTTGCAAAAATATTTATTATATAACGGGAAGTTATAGCAAATAAAACTAGCGACTGGCTTATCCGGATTATCTTCTAGCTTACTTCTTATTTCTGCAAAATCTTTTTCCATAAAGAACCTGTCAATGTCCATTTTGATAACCCAATCCCCTGTGCAACTTTCTATTCCGAAGTTAAACGATTTAGGTATCTGCTCCCAATTCCAATTCATTTTCCATTTATAAAAAACTACTTTAACATTATCCAGCCCTAACTTCTCAATCTCTTTTAGCGATCCATCCGTTGAGTCCCCGTCAACCACTACCACCTCATCAGCTAACTCTGAATAGTTCTTAATCGCTTCTAAATAATTATCTCCTCTCAATCTAGGATTAGTAATGTTTGTTGAAATACTTAGTTTCTTAGTTTCCATAACTTAGTTTTCATTCTTAAAATCTCATATCTTTTTTTGCTTTTGTTCTTCGTCCCAAATTGTGCTTCTGATTTTGCGGCTGTTTCAAAATGCAAAATGTAATTCAAATTTCTCATCCGTTCTCTTATTTCTTGGCTTTGCCCTCCATACTCATTAATTCGTTCATTGAACATTCCACAATTAGCAATGTGTTGCTTTCTTATCATAAAAAAGTTTTCTATAAAATCCCTTTTACCAGCTCCCTTATTTCCCCAAACTGCGGAAGGACTTTTGATTTTCTTTATATGATTAACAAAAACTTCAACTGCTTCTGGCTCTGGGATAAATCTATCATCAGAAAACAATAAATAATTTCCGCTTGCTTCAAAGATGCCATGATTCCTCGCCCCTGCTAAACCATACCCGGAATACATTGTGTTAATATATTTCAATGAAACACTTTTGTTTTTCTTCTTCCATCCATCAATAACCTTAAATGTTTCATCGGAAGAATTATCGTCACAAACTATTAGCTCGACTGGTTTATATGTTTGTTGTTTTCCATAAGCATCTAAAACATTTGCGATAGTTTTAGCCCTATTGAATGTTGGTATTATTACAGAAACCAAATCTTTTTCAAAAGCTAAGTTGTAATACAACTTCTCATAGTTCCTAGCCATTATTTCTTTATTCATATTCTTAACAGTATTCCAAGCCGCTTGCCTCATTTTATTTTTTTCTTCTAGGCTCATCTTTAAAAATCTATTTATCCCGTCCCTTAAACTTTTATAGTTTTCAAACTCGACTAAGATCCCATTTTCTCCGTCTTTTATAATATCATTTGCCTCACCGCTTCGGGTTGTTATAACTGGCACGCCGCAAGCCATAGCCTCTAGCAATCCCAAAGTCCCCTCCTCAATGCCATCTCTGCTATTCCCGATATAGCAATTCATTTCGTGATAGACGCTAATTTGATCTTCGTCTGCTGTTCCAAACCTAATGTCAAGTTGCTCTTTATACTCTTGGCATTTTTTCCAGTAATCCGCCTTGTCAATTCTCCCCATGCAGGTAACCTTTTTACCAGCTTCTTTTGCATACTTAGCAATATCAACTAGTCCTTTCCAATCAACAATCCTACCGACATATCCAATATTTCCATCAGCTTTATATTTTTCATTATATTTAAAATGTTCAATATCAATTCCATGTTGAATGACTTCGATATTCCAATGTCCTGCTTCTTTTAAAATATTCTTTGCTCTTTGCGTATGAGTAACTAAGCAATCAATATTTTCCCAATTATAAGTCAACAGGTTTTTTTGGTTGTGATGAGTTAAAATAATTTTCCTGCCCTTGCAAGCTTCTTTTCCTGCTAAGGTATTAGCTAAGTCCCAATAATGAAAATGAATAATGTCCGGATTAAATTCTTTTACTTTCTGATCAAATATATTGCTCCAATTTTCAGTATCACGTCTTAAGTCTTTCGGGTGTATTTCCAAAATGTCTATATCTATATGCAAATTTTTTTGTTGTATTGTTCTCGCTAAGGCTCCTATCGCCCACCCTCCGAAATCAATAACTTGTAAAACCTTCATTTCGTGTAGTTAATTATAAATAAGCCAATTATCCCTAATGTTATTAGTATTATTAGTGGTATCACTTCCATATGTCTACTTTTAATTTCCAACCCAATTTATCTTCTTTAAAATCCCATTTATTAAATCCTGCGTTTATAATATAATCTTCTAATCTTTCTGCTGTAAAAATATTTAAATGTGCGTCAAACTCATGTTTTTGAGCTCCGCAAAATGCCATTAACCATCTATTCGGATGAACTGTTTTGCCAGTTTCCTTTCTTAATTTTAAAACTTGATCTTCGCTTTCTGGCTTGTGGGGTATAATTTCACTTATCCAATCGTTCATCATCGCTTTCATCATGTTTCCACAATCAGGAACTTGAATGTGCATTTTACCTCCAACCTTTAAAATTCTAAAACACTCTTTCAAAACTGCGTCTGTTTTTCTCCAACTGATATGTTCCAAAACTTCCGTCATTAAAATCTCGTCAATACTGTTTTCTTCAAACGGGTATGGGTATTCTGTTAGGTTGTGAACTATATCAACATTTTCCAATCCCAATGCGTCAACATTCGTATAGCCTTTTATTCTTTTGTTGTGGCTTCCTAAATTTAGTTTCATTTTTTTGTTAGGAGCTGGGGGAAGCTCCTATTTAATTTTAATGCTTCTTACTGTTAGCAAGTTAAGCCTTTTTCTGATTAATTCCTCTTGTTCTTCTTTCGACTTCTCCTTAAAGTCATTCGGCATGTAAATTGAAAGTTCAAGCTCTACATTGACAATCATTGTTGCCTCCTTTTCCCCCGATACTTTTGAACCTTACAATCGTCCCGTTGTCCCAATACCTTTGGATGTAGTCGGTCTTTTCTTTTTCGTTCATTTCCGACCACTCCTTGCCACAAATTAAACTGCAATCTTCCGTTCTCACTTCTACATTTAATAACATTGTATTCTCCTCCTTTATCATTTTTTTATTGCCTTAATTAGTGATCCTTGATAATTATGAATAATCTCGTTGTTTTTTCTTAGCCCTCTCTTTTTCTCTGTGTTGTAAACAGTAACAACTCTATTCATATCTTCAAACTTTCTTGCTTCCATTTCCTCTATCGCAAACCCCGATTCTTCCAATAACTTAATCGCACCATACCATGTATATCTCAAACAATCTTCTTTTATCGGCTCGTGGTGTGGATAAAGAAAGTGAAAACTAATATATAAAATCCCTCCCTTTTTTAAAAACCAATTCATGTTTTTTAAAGCAACGACTGGGTTCCAAATATATTCCATAACCTCAAGGCAAAAAACGTTGTCAAAATAATCCTCATAATAATCTTTGTCCTTAAAACTTAGTTCATCCCTAAATTCTTTGTTTAAATCTAAAACTACGTCCGGCTTTTGTTTTGTTTTGTGTGGCTCTTTTAAATCTAAAATCCTATATTCCGTTCCCATAGAAAATTCTCGTATTCGCCCCTTCAATGGGTATTGTGATCCACCTACATCTAAAACTTTGCCATCAACTTCAATAGTTTTTAACCACGCCTCTAATTGTTGTCTGCTATAGCTCGACATTTGTTTCATCTGTTAATAATTGAAATAAGCCATCGTATTTTTGTCCCATCGCTTCTAAGCTAAAATCTTCTTTAAACGCTTCTAGGTTAAACTTTTTCCCCATTGCTAACTCTACTAAATCAGTAGGCTTCAACTCATAATCTATCGGTACCCCATATTTAACTAGCTCCTTTGTCCCTCCGTAATTATGATAGAT